AGTATCACTACCTACAATTCTCTCTTGAAAGATACGCGCAGCTTTGACCGAAATGTATCGGCGTGCGACTTCAGGTAGTAATTCATAATCTAAGAGAACCACCACATTGAGCTTCAGAGCTTTACCAATGTTGTAAGTGTGGTTTACTTTATCGTACATCTTCTTGCCCCGTTGGATGTATTCCGCATCGGAGCTTCTATATTTAGTTGTAGCAAGGTCTGCCCGGATAACTTCGTCAGGCAGCACCACGTCGCCGCTAGTGTTAGCAGCCACAGTAAAATTAGGTTCAGAGTTGAAGTTCCAGCCATCTGATTGGACACTTCGTGAAACTTCATTGAGAATGGTTTCAGCAGTCTCAGCATCTACTAGGCCGGAGTTAAGTCCATTCACTGGAGCTTCGCCAATAGTTGAGAGCATGGAGTTTACTGCACCCAAAGTTGTTGTTGGAGTTGTCATATATACCTCAATGAAAAATGAAAAAAAGGGACACCCCGAAGGATGCCCCTAGATTGTGTTGCGTTTATGCTACGAGAGCAATAGCAGACTTGTGACGCAGGACGTTGTGACCCATAGCGTACTTAGCAACCATCAATGTACCTTGACGGTCGATTTGGTACTCGGACTCAACACCCAGATCAAGCAGCTTAACAGTAGCAGCAGCGTCTTTAGTGAAGACCATGCCTTTAAGGTTAGCGTTGCTTGCGCCAGTGTAGATGTCAGTGCCTCGACCAGACTCAGTAGAAGGAGTAGTTCCTTGTGCAGCGTCTGGCAGGTTGTTAGACATATAGATCTTAGCGCCGCCAATTGTAGGTACGGTTCCAGCCACAATACCACCAGCACCACCGAAGTCTCGGTTGATAGCGCGTGAGTCGCCACCCATCAGAGTGTAGTAAGTTTGAGCATCAAGAACAACAGACTTCTCACCGCCTACATCGTGCTTATCGAACTGCATCAGAGAGTTGATAATACCGTTAACGATTTGCTCTGCTGATGGTGAAGCAGAGCCTTCGTCGTCAGTAACGTTCATGTCGATACGACCAGCTTGACCGTCTACACCACCGACAGAGGAGTTAGTGTCAGACAGACCAGCGAAGTCAGCGTTAGTCCACTGTGACTCAAGATCACCAGTGTTAGTGCCAGCCAGAGTAGCTCGGTAGATAGTGCTGAAGATGTTCTTATCAGCAGCGTTAGCTAGAGCGTTGCCCAGCTCAGAGCTGTAGATAGAACGTACATCGTAGTGGTTCATCGCTTCGTCGATCTTAGGGATGAACGCAGAGCTTACGAGCAGGTCATCTACAGTTACAGTGATTTCCTTCGCAGGTACTGCGCCACCATAGATAACTTCACCGGCTGAGTGGTACGCTGCGGTGGTAGTTCCGATTGAAGGGAACTGGGCAGACTTACCGTTGCTGATGGTGCGAACTCTGTGAAGAGGCATTGCTACGTTCTTCTCTTGGAAAGCCGTTAGGACTTCACCAGAGAACTGCTTGAGAAACAAGTTACGTGCGTTACCTGCGCTGTTTGATTGACCAAGACGTGATACGCTTGATTCAGTTGTGCTATTCCATGACATAATTATTTACCTTTTGTTAAATGTTTAAATGAATGTTTAATGTTTGCATTCTTTCAGTCACTTAACACATAACTCCGTTCTCTGAGATTATCCCCGCAGGGGTCAAAGGTAATTGTAATCTTGTGTTGTTGTACTTATAGAATTAAAAAAGCCTCCCGGAGGAGGCCAAAGAGACTATGATATGTTGTCACTACGTTCTAGCTTGTTAGTGACAGATTGGCGATACGCTGGATCAGTGTGGTATCGTGGATCGCTCATGGCTTGGGTTACTTCAGCCCAAGAACCATAAGTACCGCCTGTCGAGTTACTGGATTGTCCACCTAATAAAGATGGGTCTGTACCCTCAGCAGCTTGATACTTAGTTTGTAATCCTGATACAGCCAATTTTACCATATCGATGTCTCCAGAGTCTACCGCACGATCATAGGCTGCAATCTCAGAAGGACTGAGGGAGTCGGCTGCCCAGTTAATCATCTCTTGGTAGTTCTCTTGTCCACCCACGGTTTCGTAGACGGACGTTTGGTAGCCAGCGTTTAAGGATTCCTGTCCCTTAATCCAACTAGTTACCAAATCATTAGAGAAGCCAGCATCAGCTAACTTTTGCAAAGCAGCTTCTCCTAGTTCTCCATGTTCGTTGTATTCGTTTTGTAATGCGTCGAAGTCTACGCCTTGCGCTTCTACCGCTTGTCGGACTTCGGAGGCTTCAGGCTGATCGCCTGTATCTGTCGCCTCTGGCTCTGCTGCTGCCTCAGCTTCAGTTGCTGGTTCCGCAGGCTCGCCTTGACCCATCTTTTTCTCAAGCTGTGCATATGCTTCTGCCATCTGTGCTGGGTCTTTGAATTTCTCCGGTAACCAATCAGGTCTATCCGGGTTGTTGTTCTTTTCTAATTCTTCACCTTTGGCGATCATAGCATCTACGTGCTCTTGTGATTCGCCTTGTTCTTCATGTGTGTTCATTGTATCCATAATAGTCTCTTTAGTTTGTTAACTTTTCTTTTTTGATAACTTATCGTAATAAGAGAAGTAATCAGCAGCCCGTGTCCTACGTGGTTGCAACAAAGGATCTTTCTCTTTAAAGTCCCTTAAGTTGGCTTCAGCACCTTCCCAATTATCATTAGTAACTTGGTTCCAAAAATTATAACTAGTTACCTTCTTAACTCCATGATTAAAAGCTAGGTCAGCAATCGGAGTGGCTTTGTGCTTTGGTAAAATTTTAAAGCTCTTACCTGTGGCCTTCATCCATGCCTTGTCCAACTGCGTTAGTGAGTCACGTTTGGCATACTTGTTAATCTCTAATCCTTCTTCATCAGTGATGTTAAGATTTTTAGCAGCTTTTTTTGCGGCTTCACCTTGCAAACCAGTAAAGGGGGTTAGCTTGGCAACGAGTGCATCCGGGAGACCCGACGCTTCGAGCGACTGCTTGCTTCGACTTCCTAAATCAAAACCAGAGGCAATAGTAACACCTGAGTGTCCTATTACATTGCCCTCTTCATCTGTAGGAACATAACCTTGCAACTCGTAACCTTCTTGTCCTTTAATCCACTCAAAATCTACGTTGTTAAAATCTTGATGGGGATTAGGAGCTGGGGCTACTTGTTCTTGCTGAGGCGCGTTAAAAAAGCCACGAAAAGCTTCAATCGTATCCATAGCAAATCCTGAATAGTCCATTAGCCCTCCTCAGCAGCCTGCTGTGCCATAGCATCACCTGCCATCTTAACGGCTGGGGCTACGCCCTTCTCTGCCATCTGCATCATCTGCTGTTGCTGCATAGCTTGTTGCTGTGCCTGCTGCTCCTGCATCTTCTGCTCATCAGTTTTAACAAGACCTTGAGTGTCAATACCAAGAGACGCACCTAAGCGATCGAGGTAGTCACCAACATTAAGCTCTTGTGCAATAACCTGCTGACCAAGTGGCTGTAGCATTTGTAAGAATGATGATAGTTTGTTGAGATCTTGACCACGGCCTAATGCTTCCAAGCCGGTGACGATCTGTGGTTTTAAAGTATCTTTAGGGAATTTTGGCATCTTGTTCTCTTTCTGCATTTTATTGAGAAGGAGATTAACGAGAGGGACTTGGAACTCTTGAGATAGGACGGAGTATATTCCGCCAAGAGCAGTCTCTAACTCTTGCGCCATGAAGCGTACTTCCTCTGCTGTTACTCGTTCAGCGTTCCGTTGCACGGAGCTGTTAAGTAAGAAAGCGTAGGACATACGTTCAGTGATGGTGTTCATTGTTTCTTGTGCAACTCTAAAGTCGTTAAACTTATTAGCTTGCAGCGTCGTCACGTCGTTAGCGTCACCAGAGATGATACCACCGTTCGGCGAGTCTGCAATGTTGCGTATCTTTGTTGTACCGTTGGGACGAACCATAAAGAGAAGTTTCGCACTAGCGGCGCTGCCCTCGACAATAGCTCTTGTCAAAGCTTCAAGTGACTTCAGGTCACCTGCATATTCTTCAACAAAACCTCTACCGTAATCTTCGCCATCAATAGCGACAAAACGTAGAGCCATCCAAGGGAGCTTGTCTTTAGGGTAAGAACCCTCGCTGCCCGGTATCATTACACCGTGAACTTCTTGATGTACCTCGTACTTATTATTCTTAACAAGTTTGACGCACGTATAAAGATCACATTCTTTTTTGTTTATGTCTGCCTGATACTCAGCATTCTCCGATAAGGCTTCTTGAACTTGAAGCGGGAGTGCGTCGTATGCGATTGTTTCTTTAACAACAATCTTTAGGATGTTACCCATCGTGTCACGTTTTACGACGTAGCGGTCAAGCCTAAATACTTTCATACCTTCTTTAGGCGGGACGTGTATGAGAGCATTACCGCAAGCAATAAGCTGCTTCAATGCTTCAAACGTCGGTACACGAATAGCTTTTGATTCGACTACTTGTGCTGCACTTCTTTCAATACGAGCCAACGCTTCCTCTGTCTTACCTCGGGCATCACCCCCTAGTTCCACTAGATCGAAGTCGTCGATCGTAAGGCGGAAGAAGGGAGTGTTAGGAGGAAGGAGTGTCATCAGTAGTTTGGATGCTAGGTTGTTAACACCTCTAGCGCCTACTGATTGGAAGGGGGTATTGAACTGAGTTGAACCAGTATGCCCTTCAGGAGGCATGAGGGTCGGTATGGTCAACTCAGCACAAACTCTTGCTCGACTTAGGAAGGCATCACGATCGGCTGCCATGTTCTCATAGGACTTGGCTATTGATTGATCGTGCATAATTTATTCCTTTATTTGATTGTAAGGCCAGAGCCAGAAGCTCCACCGTATACTTGTGTTCCAGTTTTGCCACGACCCAGAGTTGCTTTAGCGCCGCTACGCTTCTTCTTACGCATGGCTGCGTTAGAGTCTACAGCATCGCCCAACTCGGACGGAGCTGCTTCAGGCGGGGGTGGGGGTGCAATAGTAGGTTTTGGTGGTGGTGGTTTTGGGGCTGACATACACATAATTAAATCTCGTCTGGTTGGTCATCCTCCAGCATTTGTTTTAGCTTGGCGATGACGGTTTGTTGTCCTTGAAGGAAGTTCACCTCCAAGGCTAATTCGTTTGTTGTTAAACCTTTTGGGGACGGTAATGCGTCCGGGAATAACCTTTCTAAATGCTCAATGAGCTGTGGTGATACTATAATATGTTTCATGGGTACTCTCTATAGGGGAACCTTTGGAAAATGTATCCAGACATTAACGATGATATGGAGGCAGGTGACCACCTCCAATACCGTTACAGCGTCTTTAAATTTCACATGAACCCGCCGAGCAAGCCAGCTCTTGAGTCCCTGTGGTCGTGTCTTCTTTTTCATACTCGCCTAACCTATCCCAGTTAATTTCAGAAGGCATATCGAGGGAGAGTGCTTTGTACTGCTCTGCCGTAATAGCCTCGTAAGGAGCTTGTTGATAGACGTGATCAGTACGTGGTAGGAAGCTAATGCCAGAGCAAGAATCTAAACGATCCCAGAGCCACTGACCAGCAGCAAGGAACTCATCATCTGAGTAGTAGATAGTTACACTAGGCTTATGCTCACACCAATGGTTCTGGTATGTTTCCCACAAGTCTAGCTGTGACTTCACGTTTAATTCATCTACACTCACGGCTCCTTCAGGTGCTTTCATAGGGAAACTAAATACATAGTTGTCCTCATTCATCACATCCTTTTCCCACGGCACACCTTCAGATTTCAAGAAGTCGCTGATGGGGTCTTTACCGTCACTGCGTACTCGTCTTATATAGTAGGGAGAGAACCGGGCGTGGATGCCTGATGCGCTATCTACAAGCTGTGATACAGTACCGCTAGGCTTGACTGCCGTTACAGCAGTTGATTGGTTGATCCCTAACGTCGCTGCATATTCTTTGTTAGCATCTACAGCAACCTGCTTCAGGTTCTCCAAAAGTGTTTCAAGGTCTTCTTTCTTATAGGACGCACCTGACAGCATCGTGTTGTCCATGATCCCGGTCATGCTCACACCAAGCAGGCACTCTTCTTCTGTGTTCTTCTTCCAGATGTTTCGGACGTAGCGGAAGTCTGTCAAAGATGACTGAAGTGTCCCTAAGATTGCAGCAAGCTCAACCTTACGTTTTAAAGTTTGGGGTGTATCGGTACTCCTGATAACGACTTCCGACAAATTACAAACCTGAGCCGAGCGTAGGATAATCTCAGAGCAAGGGTTAGTACCAAAGTCGTGATCTACATCTCGTCGTCCGTTCTTTGCTGCTTGCTTCTTTGCAGCGGTGCGGGAGAAGATGCCCCGCTCACCTGCCTTGGACTTATACATAGCAACCCATTCTTCAAGGAATGTTTCATAGTCCGGCTTATCGTTATACACGGCGCTGTTGTTTGCAAGGGCGCGTTGTGTTTCACTCTCCCACCAATTCCCAGACTTTGCGTGACGCATACGATCGTCAGACAAATTAGAAAGGGAAATAAGAGCAGAACGACGCACACCGCCAACAACCACAATTTCAGCAATCTTACATACGATGTCATGGCATTCTAAACTGGTGAGCTTGCGTCCAGCAGCCCTCTTAAAAGTAGCAACGGTAAAATTAAACAAGGCAACAAGAGGCTCAGATCCACTAGATCTCCCGCCAAAGGTTTTGAGACGTTCGCCCTTTGCACGAAGTTTACTAACGTCCCACGAAGGAACCTGACCCGAATATAAAAGAGAGACCAGCTCACGGAAAGCTTTAGCCCAGCCAATTTTACTGTCTTGTACATGGATTGTAGTTTCTGTTTCATAAAATTCATCTTCAATAGTTGGTAGTTTAGCGACTGATTGGCGTTCGACTGAAAAGCCTACGCCTGTGCCGCACATTAATACGTAAAGTATCTCATCAAATACTCGTTGGTTATCGACAGCAATATAACTACAGTTAAACCCTGCCATGTTATCACGGTCTAGTGCTTCGCCTGCCGTCATCAAGCAGCGCATACTAGGCATTACTTCTAAATTATGTATGGCGTGGAAAAGCTCGTTCGCTAACTCAGGTTCAAGTTGGTCACGCTTGACCCAGAACTCTATGTAACGCTGCACTGTCTCCTTCCAAGTCTCTCGTCGGTTATCATCTTCGCGCCAGCGAGCGTAGCGTGATTTGTGTATGTACTGTTGATATGAATCCATTATCTATTATCCCCTGAACCTTGTAAGGTGTTTTTAATTTTTCGTTTGTATAGTTTGTTTAAGTTTTGGTAAGCGAGGTCGCCCAAGCTTAACCCGGCACGATCTGTTAAGACAGCCAAGTACCAAAAGACATCACCCAGCTCTGCTGCTAGTGCATCTTTGTAACCGGGCTGCTCACCGTCTCTAATTTTTTTCTTAACTTTTCCTGCCACCTCACCAGCTTCTGAGCATAAACCCATTGCAAGATATTCTTCAGCTTTATCTTCAGGGAAGATTGCAGTATCATTACATTTCTCCTGATACCAATCAAAGCCTTCAAACATAGAGATCATTTCCTCTGTGTATGGGTCTGTCATGCTGCCTCCTCCGTTAGTCGTGCTAAGTACCACTGTGCTTTCTTTAAGTCCTCTACAGGCTTACCCTTGTAGGCGTAGCGCCAGAGGTACTTCATTGCGTTACCCTTAAGGTAGCCCTTGAACTCTGTGTCAGACATACTAGCCTTAATAGCTTCGATACATTCTACAGAACCTGTGTTGTAATGGACAGGGCGCTCCACCGGGTCATCAGCCCACTCGTCATTTGCCAGCTCCATCTTCTCCTGCTCCGCTGCTTTGGCATACTTCACTCGCAAAGCATCCCACTGTTCTGGCGTAACATCGTTAAGGCTTTTCTTAACCTCTCCTTTTAGACCGTCCATAATTTTACCTCTTTTGTTTTAAAGTTATATTCACCATCAC